GAACCGCGCGAAAAGGCTGGTCAAAAGAATCCGAGACCTCGCAAAGGGCTAACCTTGTAAATTACACGCTTATTCTACAAGGTACAAACAACTGAAATCGTTAAATAAAAACATCGATTCTCGTCGACCTCAGTATCGATGACCGTATCATTATACCTCGAGGTCGCTGAGATTTGACGTTTTAGTCTTGATCCCGGTGACTTTGTCGCATCGCGCGCCGTTCACTGTATATAGGTTCGCGGTCCTAGGATCTTCTTCTATACTTTGCGCCATTTCAGACGACCGTACATTGCACTGGCCCATCGTTTCGTATGGCCCTCGTAAATCTTTTAGTGCCGTACACTCGCCGGGTAATGAAACCAAACAAATTAATATCATAGCTTCAAACATCTTTGTTCTCCATCTCAGGATCACATGTTTCACCCTGACAGCAGTCATCTATAACTTGATTACATTCAAAGCACTGCTCATGCCCGTGGACATAAATAGTGCGTAACTTATTTCCGCAGCGCGGACAGTGGACTGGCTTGTTGTTCATCCTACTTCCCCCCAATTGTCGCCTAGTTCGGCGTCTACTTCAAATGGCACGTTAAGATCCGGAACGCATGTTGTCATGATTTCGACGATACGGTCAGCCTGTTCCTTTGATTCTACACTGAAGCACAGTTCATCGTGAACCGTTAACATCGGAACTAGGCCCTCGGCAAAACAATCAACCATCGCTTTCTTTGTTTGGTCGGCACTCGAACCTTGGATCAATTTGTTTAGAGCCTTATATGTAAAGGCGCGTCTAATCATCCCCCTGCCGCCATATTCTTTTATGGCTTCTTCAAGACGCATAGCTTTGTTGAAGCCGAAAGACTTAGGTTCCCACATATCAAAGCGGCACTTACGCCCCAGCCACGTTCTAATACTCCCGACGCTTGAAGCACGGTTCGAGGTCATGTCAGCTATGCCCTTAACAAACGGTACGTTCTCGTGGTACTTCGCCAGAAGATCTTTTGCTTCTTCCTCGTTGATGTCCATTACCCCTGCTAGCTTCTTGCGCCCCATGCCGTACATGATACCAAGGTTAACAGTCTTCGCATCCTTGCGGCTAATGCCTGCCATGTCAGCAACCATCTGGTGGAAGTCAGCATTGCCTTCTTTGTATGCGTTCACAACATCGTCAATCTGTGGATGCCTGTGAACTCCTGTGACTTGAGCGCAGTAATGTGCAAGCCAGCGTGGTTCTTGTGAAGCATAGTCAAAACTTCCCCACTTGGTGCCTTCTTCTGGTATAAATAACCCACGGATCATGCCTTTGATTTCTGGATCTCTGGCAGGGATTTGCTGTAGGTTGGGGTTGCTCGAGGAAAATCTACCCGTTACAGTACCACCATCATCAGAACGAAGAGCATTGAAGTCGCAATGAATACGTCCATTATGAGAATGCTGAAGAATCGTCTCAACAAAGGTTGTGTTGGCTTTGTTAAACTCGCGAAGCTTTACAATCTTCTGCGCTATTGGGTGAGTGTGATTCGACAGAAACTGTTTTGTAAAGGACGGAGCCTTCGAGTTTTCTGTCCGGGAATACGACACGCCAATCGCGTCGAACGCCTTTGCTATCGATGTCGCAACCCAAGGCTCAACGAAGATGCCAGTCTCTTCCTTTATTTCTTTAAGTAAAAGATCTTCACGCTGCTTCAGATCTTTCTTAACCTGCTCTGCCTTGTCTATGTCCACCCGAACACCGCGTGTCTTCATCTCAAACAGGACTGGTAGTAGATCAGTCTCTAGCTGAAAGATCGAGGATACTTCTTCCTTGATGATCTCCGGACGTAGCCGATCCCACAGGCGAAGGGTAACAGCCGCATCTTGCTCGGCGTACTTACCAACGAACCTAGCTGGTAGTCTCCACATACCTGACTTTGGATCGACACCATACATTGCTGCCGCTGCCCGCAACATCTTCTCATTCTTGTTCTCGGCCAGATATTCTTTAGCCAAGGAGTTCAAATTGTAGAACCGACGGTTCTCGTTAATCAAAGGCGCGGCTATCATTGTGTCGATAATCGGACCTTGGACCTCGATCCCTGCCCAGCGCATCCAGCCCAGATCATACAACGCATTGTGCATGACCTTCTCAATATTAGGTGTAGCCATCTGTTTCTTTAGCCAGTTGACCACTGTCTTTTCTGGCAGGTTGCCACCACCTTCGTGGCGTACAGGAAAGTACCCTACAAAATCCCCAGCAGCCACAGCATACCCGATGACATATCCGTCATTGCGGCACCAGCCCGGCCCCAACGTCATGAGGTTCGGGTCGCATGTTTCCAAGTCAATTGAAATACGCTCACAGTTTGTAAGATCTGGGAAAGAAGACGGCGGCGCCCAGTCATCTTCGTCAGTAAAACCGAGAGCGGCTTCCTTGACATCGATGTCCAGTAGATTCATCTGATACTCACGCATTGTCTTCCTCCAGCAACGATTCCCAATTATTGAACATAAACAAAGGTGTGTCTGGCCCCACATATGCCCCAAAAGTATTGTACTCTAAAAACTCCATAGCCTCGGATCTAGTCATGTCCTTGGCAAGAATGTCTATGCACATATCAACATCATAGACCAAGCGAAAATGTCCTGTCGCAATGTCATGAGTTGCCCCAATAATGGCCTTATCCAGCCCGTCAGCTTTCATCATTTGCTATCTCCCCACCAAGCGCAGCATAGCCAATGATATCCACCCAAGAGTCGTCCTTGCTTGTGTCCTCTGCAAGTCTAGCCAGCTTGAGGCCAATCATACAAGCCACTACATCTTCCGGCGTAATTGCATGAACCAGCTTCTTCTCCAAGAACACATTCCAGATGGCAGCGATCCGCTCGTGGTTCATCTTAGCAGGACCATACTCCTTGGCCCTCGGACCGTTGATTAACTCTTCGGCCTTGTTGAGGAAGTCTTCTCTAGTTTTCATAATGCAAATCCATACTGTGTTTGAGGTTCAATAATATGCAACGATTTCTTGGCGCGAGTAAGCCCAACGTAGAACGTCCGAACCTCGGCGTCCTGATCCTCGCTATTCGCGCATGCTCGTGATGAATCTAAAAGAAGGGCGACGTTATCCGCCTCGCCACCTTTTGCTTTGTGGATCGTCGATATCTTGATCCTCGGCGTCCCCGTCAAAATAGACTCGCCCATACGACGTACTGACGAAATGTATATTCTCTCGTTCTCCGACACTTTCAACACTTCGTGCCACGGTGTCTCCGCAGTCGCGGATAGGGAGCACTGGTCTTGAATATCGGTTAGCGTGTAGGTTAGTTCGGGATCTAAGCTTGCGAGGGCTTTCCTGCCAGATCTGGTAATAACGGTAGCCGTTAATAGGGGCGATAGTTTTTTTAATTCTTGTGCCGACAGATGCTGTTGCTTGCATAGCTTTAACCATACCTCGATTCCGGTGAGAACATTTGGGGAAATGGACCAACCGGAGCCTTCACGCCAAAACAGGAATCCTTGCTCTTTAAGTGTGGTTGCGATTCTGTTGGCAATGAAATTGGTGCGGGCTAGGATTAGCCACTCTCCGGTTGTTATGTCCACATCAAGGATATCACGATGCCACACTACGGAGCCAGTTTCATCTGTAGGTTTCCAAAACTTTTTTTGTCTAGTTGCTAGCTGTTTTACCAGAGAATCCGCCATATTATGCACTGATATAGGCAAACGATATGACTTATCCAATATGATTTTGTTGTCTGATGCGTTGAGAAAATCCCTTACATCCACACCCATCCAAGAGTAAATGCACTGGTCATCATCGCCCGCATAATAGATGCGCTTTGATCTAGGCTTTATAACCTCGTGAATCATGCGCCACTGCAAAGGAACCAGATCTTGTGCCTCATCCACAATCAGAACATCAAACTCGGGACAGTAACCTTGGGTGATAAAGTCCTCGATCATGTCCACAAAGTCGACCTTGTTTGTTTCTTTCTTGTAATCCCTAAACACCTGATCCACTAGCTTTAGCTGCTGGAAATGAAGCCTCTGGTCTGCTGTTTTTGAGAACTGCTCCTCAAGAGTACAACCAGTAACTCTAGCCATCTGAATCATAGACAAGTACGCATCGCCGCTTCTTCCCGGGCTAAACAAGACACCATCCTGCATTGACACTGAAGAGTTCGCGGTAAACTCAAGACCCAACAACTCACCTATACGCGAATAATCAGGTCCCCGAAGGACCCTGTCTTTACTTAATCCAAGACATTGATAAGCAAACGAATGAAGAGTGCGAAACCAAACCATCTGATCCGCATTCATGTTTAGCTTAACCGAAGCCCTAGTACGCGCTTCCTCTGCTGCTTTACGAGAGAAAGATACGAACGCAATATCATGCGGCTTGGTGCCACTGGTTAGCTCGTCCTGAACAATCTGAATAAGACGGGTTGTCTTACCTGTGCCCGGGGGTCCAAAGATGGTTGTTTCCATTACGACTTGCCCATTTTAATCTACCTTTTCAAAAAAGTGTGGCTCAGAAACATACCCCCGAAAATCTTCTTTATAGGGAAGCTGGTCGATACAGTTGTCACAAGTATCGCCAAGCTCTAATAGCTTTATCTTGCCGTAATAAGTTTTCCAACGGTGACCACAGGTGTCACATAAAAAATAAGCTACATACATTAGAACGGCACCCCATCACCTTGGACCTCGATCCTCGGTACTTCTACTTCACGGTTGAACATCGGCACCCACCACACACGGATCTGTTTGGATTCCCCTCGCGTAGTCTTAAATCTTTTATGACCGTTTGCCGTGCCGTCGCCGTTCAATTCCTTCAGACGCTCCTGAATCTGACCACGGCTATAGTTATCAAACCTCTGGTTGCGTAGGTACTTCATCAGGGCTTCGATTTTAAAGTAAGTCAAACCTTCTTCTTCTTCTGTGAAAGGCTTGCCAAGGCTGATCTCTTCTGCTGATTGAGCCTGAACGCGACCATCGCAGAACGCCTCGAGCAGATCCATGAACTGGCCTTTGTATGTCAGTTCTTCTGGAACCTCGATCTCACTCATG